AGTTCACCATCTGAATCGTATTTTAGATCACCTTTGCGATACATACGTTTACGTTTTAATTCAGCAGCTCTTTCAAGTCTTAATGATTTATCATTAAATCCAGACAAGTCTCCAACATAACTATCAGTACCAGAATCGATATCATATGACTCTGGCGATATATAATTTCCTAGGTCATCAATGTATCCACCATTTGCCATATGTTAATCCTTAATCGTTTTCTTTTCTTAATGCTTTAAGTTTTTCTTTTAATATCTTAAATTCTACAATTTGCTTCGGAGTTTTATTTTCAGTTGCAAGTAGTATTTCATATCTTTTTATTTCTTTTTTAGCTGCATTGTCTATAATTTTTTTATCTTTATAAACCTTAATTTCACGTTTATCTTTTCTAGTTTCTTCTTGTTTTTTAATTAAAGCATCTCGTTTTCTATCATATGTTTCTTGTTTTTTAAGAAGCTTTCCACTTATAACTTCAAGTGCTTTAATTTTACCCTTAACACTTAATGTTTTATCATTATTTATTTTTGCGAAAGCATCTTGTCTAGACTTATACATATTATTTGTAAAATCTTCAGGAGAAAGAGTAACATCTTTGGTTGTAACTTTTTCGGTTATCTTTTCTTTTATTCCAAGAGTATCAACTAGATTTTTTACTTTTTTATCGACATCTTTTTCTTGAACTTTTCTTTTAGTTCTTATATCACCAATAGATTTAAGCTTTTCATCTATCATATCTGATTGACTCTTTCCTTTATATTTTCTATCGATCATTTTACCAAATTCATCCATTCCAATATTTGCTTTTGCAATATCTTTTGGTGTTCTAAATAGATCCACAACAGGAGAAAATGCTCTTGCTATTCCTTCAGTAATTTTTGCACCTCCATATGGTATCATAGATGGAATTCCACCTGGATATGAACCAAGTGTTTTTTCTTTTCCTACTACTCCATATTTATCTGCTAAATCTAACTGTGCAACTTTTCTTCTATTTATATCCTCAATATAATTTGGACTATTAATATCTTCATATGATTTATATTGTTTTTCAAACTTTAAGTCATCTTCAGTATTTCTTGTTACTCCAGCAGTTCCCTCATCGTAAGCTTTTACTATTTGTTTATTTGCTTCATCACTATAGGTAGTTGCCTCAGTTATAACATCTTTAGTAATATCTCCAGTCATTTTTGGATCAACAGATACATTCATTCCAGCCATAATACCAGCAAGTGCATCAGTATCTGATTGCTTTCTTCTTGTTATTTCATCTTGATATCTACCTTCATCTCTTTCAATTTTACCAGCAGCAAGCGAATCTAATCTGTTCTGTCTTGCCATTTGAATTTGATATCTACGTTCATTTCTTGCATCAAGAAATTCATCTCTTCTTGATTCATCTCTTTGTTTAGACATTTCCATTAGTGCATCGCCAAATCCACGTACAGCGGCAGGAGCTGAAAATCCTCTTATTCTACTAGCCATATATATCCTTTAAACGTACTTATAATCAGAACCAGATAAGTCTCTTGTTCCACCAGTCATTTGGTCTTGAACAGCCTTGGCTCTTTCTCTTGAGTTTTGTCTATCTTTTATTTGAACATTAATTGCTGCATCAGCTCTTTTATCATTCTTGTATGCTTCATATAGTTTACCAAGTGTACCAACTGTACTCATCCAATCCATTCCTTGACTTGTTCCACCAGTTCCTGGAGCATTTAGATTTGTACTTTTAGCTAGATTTCCAGCTGAACCACCAAGACCACCAGTAGTATTTGGTACAACTGCACCTTTTGTATCTAGTTGTAGCTTTGGAGCAAATGAAGGCATTCCTGTTTGATTACTCATAGGAGTAAATCCTTCTAGTTGTGTTGATTCTAAATTAATATCTGGAACTGCTTCTGCAACATTTGGAGTTATTGCCTCACCTAGTCCTGACATCATTTGTCCTGGTAATTGAAGTATACTTCCAAAAAGATTTCCTAATCCTAAACTCATATTATTTCCTTTTATTGTGTAATTATTCTACTATTATATCTTATTTTGCATAAAGATGCACTATACTATCCAGATACAACTTGTTTTCTTAATTCTATTTGTGAATCAATGTCATAGAACTGATCAAAGTTATATAGATTTTCACCTAATAAATTATGATATAGCGTTTCTGGACCATTCACATCCATGAATGAAAAGTGTGCTGACATATCCGCTTTAGGATATAGAGTCATGGCACTTTGATAATCTTCTATTCTATCACCTATTCTTTCATCTGCTTCTTCTTCTTTCTTTCTCATAGCTTCTTCTTTTGCTATATGTATTGAATATGCATTTAAAGCCATACTAGAAACTTGTGTTGCAAGTTGAAGATAGTTTTCAACTGTAAGCATTTCAAAGTCAAATCCACCCATATACATTTGCATAAGCATTATTACCATTTGTAATATTAATTTTAATATATCACTATCTATCATTTCGGCTATCTTTTCCAATACTAAAGTTATGGCTATGGATACAACTATCTTTATTATCAATGCTGCCCATCCACATCCTGCTCCCCACGAACCTATACATACAACAATAGCTATCAATACTCCAATAAATCGTTCATACCATTTTATTGTTACAGTCTTTACAGCATAAGCTAAGAGTGAAAATGAATGTTCATATAATGTTACATATTCATTAAACTTTACATCCTTTAGTACATGATATGGTAATATTATTCTGTGCTCACCCATTGGAGAACCAAGTTTATTTTTGAATCCATGTCCAGATATATTAAACTTTTGTTGATAATTTATGATTATCATTTCTTGATATTGTGTAGGATTTTTTTGTACACGAATAACTAATTTATCAAAGCCTTCAGAGTCTTCAGTTACGGTTTTTGTTCTATCACCTTCATCATCTTTAACACTAATTAGTGTTCCAGAGAAATGTAAATATCCTTGTTCTCTTTTATTCGTAACTCCTTCATCACCTCTAACCGTTCCTTCATATGTTTTTACACTCATATCAAAGTTATATGACATATCTAATTTTGACATTGCAAATGATACACCACCAACACTTGAACTCCTTGGACTAAAGAATCGGCTAGATGGTGGAACATAGTCAGGATCTGCCGCCATTGCTTCTTCACATTCAATATCACCTTCTTCACATTCAGGTTCAATTAATCTATCATCTATTGTAGCATCAAAATCACCATCTATGATTTCATCACCCATATAGAATATAGTTTTTCTAGCCACTGGTTCTGAGTCGTATGCATTTGCATAATATCCAAATGTTCTGAATAATGCTCTTGCTAAATAGTTTTGTTCCTTCAGGTGATCTTGATACCATTTTTCAGCAACTTCTTCTGTAACTTCATATGAGGTTTTATTCTTATCAGATGTATAAGATAGTCCTTTCTTAGTAAGTATTTGCAATAGTCCAGTAGACAATGCTTCTGCTTCACTAGGACTATATGATCCGACTCTTACTTCATATGGATTTCTTAATGGTATTCCATTTACAAGATATGCATTATCAATTAATGGTTCACCGTCATCATCTCTTTCAGTCAATGATTCTTCAAAATCTCTTGATGATACATTTAGTTTATTCATCATTCTTCGAAGATTCATTGTGGTAGGAATGATTTTTCCTCTTTCTTTTAGAGGGACAATTGGAGTAAGAGATAATTCTTCTTCAAAATATATATCTTCTGGTATAGTATCTACATCCTCAATATATATAAAGAAGTCATCAACATTCAGTCTAAAATATAGAACAACAAATATTTTTAAATCAAGAACATCATTTGAAAATTCAATATATATATCTTCTATTTCTTCATCTGCATTTACAAATGTTCCAACCAGAATTGTTTCATCATCATCTATATTTGGATCATCATTCTCTTTATAACTTATATATTCTAATTTATACGGAACCAGATCTACAATTAATTCATTTGTTTTAGTTACCCAATCATAATCACTTTCTTGCATTCTATATGTAAAATATATATCATTTTCTGAACTTGATACAAATGTTGAAAATGTTTTTTCAAAATACTCATCTTTAGATAATATATAGTCGTTCACTACATCATCGTTAAATTGTATTGTGAACCCATTAGCAGTTGGTTGATATCCAAATCTTATAAGGAAATCTTCAGTATATCTAGATCGATAGTCATGTTTCCAATTCCAGTATCCCATGTTGTATTCATTCATTGAATTTGTAGTCCACATAAGTTGCTTTTTTGTTGATCTAATAGAAATATCTGTTTCTAATAGATTTACAAATTGCATATCAGTAAAGGTTTTCTTTTTATCTAATGCACTCATTAGTCTTCTCCACAAATTCTTTTAAGTCTTGGTCCAACATCTGAATTGAATATTGAAAATTCAAGCAAAGCTGGAAGGGGTTTTACTAGTTTACCATACAATGATAAATCAGTAGCTCCCATCTGTATTATTGCACCTTTATATAGGTGATTGATTAAATAGTTTATTAAAACTATTGATCCCTTTCCTTTTCTGTTATCTTTATGAATATAGAAGTATCCAAGCCAAGGAGTTTTTTCTTCTTCTGTAACACTTGAAAACGATATTCCAATAAGCTTATCGTTTTTAAATAAGCCAATTGGATTATAGTTTGGTTTAGTTAATGCAAACATAATTTCTTTTTTTAACACTCTTCTATCTTTTGAATTCATTTCTATGCCACGTTGTCTACTTAGTTTTACGGTAGACAGTAATCTGAATATATCAATACCATCATCCTTGTTTAGTAGTCTCAATTGAAATCCAAATTTTTCATAAAGTATCATTAAAATTCTCCTGTTCTGTATATTGTACCATCGCCAAGAGTCATCTTTGGATATTGTGGTACAGCTATTTGTCTACATGAACTCCAGTCATTGAAATGTAAACTATAATATCTACAACATGTAGTATATCTTCTATCATCATATTGACTATAATCAAAATATTTATCTAAAAATATTTCAACTTCAAATTCTTCACAGGCTACATATATTTCGGAACCTGGAGTTATAAAGAAATTTAAATTTTCATCAAGTACTTTAAATTCAATTTCTATTTCAACTTCTTTTTGATGCATCGGTATTGTTACTTGAATTGGTGCAAAAAAATCTACATCATTTTTAGCAGTTCCACCAATATATGATAATGATACTACAGTATCTTCTTTTATTATATCGTCTTCCCATCTATCATCAAATCCTATAATGTATTTATATATACCAGGCTCTTTTATTTCATCTTCACCATGAACTTCAAGACATACAAATGGTATATATTTGTTTAGTTCCTCATCCCATGTCCAATCTGGCAGCTCATCACATGTTCCAGTTTTTGGATTATATATTGTCCCTGGAGGACAATATGATTCTGGATTAGCAACTTTTAAAAAGCGAAAATTTATGTCAGTAGAATAGAAATATGGATGCTTGTATCTTCCTACTTCAGACCACCATTCAGTAGGAATATAAAATTTAGCATATACACTATCTGCCCAGTAGTTTTGAAATCTATCTACACCATTTCCAGCAGAAATATAATCATCATTTACTGATGTTGTATATGTTCCTGCTGTTGTATCTCTAAGGTCATATGTCCAGTATCCAGAAAAACCAATACTATGTAAAACTAATCCATAATCAAATCTTCCGTCACCACAACTATATCCAGTACTTCCAAATGATGTTATTGCTGGATCATATCCAGGTCCAACAATAACAGAATGATATTGATTTGTTGCAGTATAACTTCTATCTGGAAGAAATGCACGCATTGCTTCAAAATCTAAGTTACAAGGTGAACTGTTTGGATCGAGATATATACATCTTCCATCATAGCAATTTCCATCCATAGTTTATCCTTAAACTGTCAAGTCATCAACAATAGTGAATACACCTTTTTCGTAAGTATAAACATATGTTCCATCATTACCTTCGATATCATATACTCCAGAACCAGCTTCACCTACAGCATCTACTTCGAGTACAAATTCAACTCTACCATTTACACCATCAATAATTGTTCCAACAGAAGTATATAGTATTTTATTATTTAATCTACTAGACAACTTAAAGGTATGACCTTCAATATTTGTATTACCATTTCTACCTAAAACTGTCTGTACAGGATAAGTATCGCCTCTAAATCTTTTAAGTTCCACACTTGCTCCTTTAATTCTACATACTGAACTATCAATTTCTTGTACTATCATATTTATTGTTAAGTCTGCACAGTATACTAATGCATGTGCATTTACAATATTTGATGATAGAAATCCAAACATTGATGAATATGCATTTACAAGATTTTGAGCTGAAAGATCTTCGGTTATTAATTCACCAACAAACGATACTACTCCAGCATTACTATATACTCTTGGAGATACTAGCATATCTGCTTCGGCTCTCATTACAACAGCAAATGGTCCATTCTGCTTACCATCTATACTACTGTTAAGCACTCCATCAATAATTATATGCCCAGAACTTAATAGATTTTGAGCATCAACTATACTTGATAATATTCCTACTACACCACTTAGTTGTGCAGTAACAATTGTTTGGCTACTAACACTTACTAGTAATGTTCCTTCGATACCTACAAATCCACTATCTTGATTAGCCATAGTCTAATCCTTATGCGAATGTAATTTCTAAATCACCTATTGGAATTCTAAAATTATTTGTATCCAGTACAGATACTGGATTAGTTAATATCTTATGCATTAACATGTTTCCACCAGTTGCTTCATCAAATACAGCAACATGAGTAATCGTTACCCAATCACCAGTAGCAGCAGTAAACAGCAATTCATTAGTATTTAATGAAACTCCATTTGCAGGTGCATCCATAGTAATTGTTATTCTAGCATATGCTGGAGATGTTCCATCTTCTAATTCCGTACCACTTCCATCATCAAGAGGATCTGTACTGAAAAGAGCTAAATGTATAACCCCTGGAGTTGTGAAAGCTGTATTTCTAAATACGTGATCTACTAATTTGTTTTCTAAGTAATCTGACATTTGTGCCATATTGTTTCCTTTTGTTTTTTATATTTTATATAATACCATAATTTTTTATATTATATGGTATTTATTTTTATCTAGTATAACTTGAACCTTGACAAGCTGTTCCAGCTCCAGTTATAAAGTTACCATCTTCATCCCAAGAACCAGCTAGTCTATTTCTAAGTCTTTCGTATGATTCACAAATTTGTGTATCTACAATAGATGGTGTTACTGCATCCATTTCAGTATCAGCAAACACCATTGACCACGCTTGTAGTTGAGAATCATATAACTTCTGGTTCGCATTGTCGTTAAATCCTTCGATCTGACGTTCATACAATCTAGATTGTGCACTTGCAATTTTAGATGAATTACAACAGTCACATGCTAACTTATTTTCATTAGCAGCATTAAGTGAAATCTTACTATCTGTTATGTTCGTTTCGTTATCACACTCACATACCATTTTCTCAATTTGTTGAGTATTAACTGCACATTGTGATGCTGTTGTACAATCTCTTCTTGCAGATTCAAGAGGAATTTCTTTTTCTTGTGCAACAATTAGATCTACTTCAGCATCCATTTTACCATCTTCTGAATCTTCTCCGACAACAATATTTCCATCAGCATCAAGAGTATATTCATATCCAAGAACTTTATCTATTTGTGCTATTGAATTAGCTTGATCAAGTGCAACTTGTGTTTTAGCTATTTCAACATCAGCTATCATCTTATATGTTTGTTGATCGTAGATACCATCGTCTTCATTATGTTTGTTTTCTGATTCAATCTTCTCAACAACTAATGCAGTTTCTTCAGTAACTTTAAGTGTTTCTTCTTCAACTTTTAATGTTTGTGCAGTTTTTAATGCACACTCAGCAGCAGCAAGACATGCATCATTTTCAATATCAGCACGCAACTTATCTATTTGTGCCTGAAGGAAACATAATTCAAGCTGGTTCTTCTTCTCGTTCAATTCAAATCTTATTGATTCTTTCATTGACTCCATGATTGCAGTACCATATGCCACACCTGCATCTTCTTCTCTAAGCTCTCCTCTATTTTTAGAGTCTTCAAGATGTACTCTTGTAATACTTAAAAGATCGCCAAAGAATCCACCATCGCTAATGGTCATATCACCGACTACATTGGACCAATCGACCTTCTTTACGGGATCTGTGCCATCACAATTTAATATTTCTTCAGCCATAAAATTCCTTTATATTGTATAAACATAATGGAACCAGCTTTCACACTGGTTCTATATATTTACATATTTTATCATAAACTTCTTATATTAGATTAAAGATTCTATAGATGCATCTCGAATTGTTTGTCGCTTCGCAATTCTTGTAATCTCATCTTTAGTAAGTGGATCTAAATATTGGATAACCCATGCTGGGATTGTTTCAAATCTAACTTGATTTCCTTCGTCATCCTGTACAGACTGAGTAATCTTAGCATTCTTTAAATTTCTTAATGCACCTTCTCTTACGTGCCAAGCCTTACCAATTACAACATTATCTGTCTGGTGTCCAAGCAATCTGTTACCCCAAGAGATACGTTCAATACCATTAGTTTTTGTTTGGTTTGTCGCATTCGATGTAACAATAACTCTTTTCAATGCCATCAATTCTGTATGTTGACTACGTTTCTTATCTCTTCGTGATACTACTTTTTTGGTTTTGGATTCTTCTTTTTGCACGCCATTTGTATCTCCTAGTGTTTTTACAACTGCAACTTCTTTTGTGAAGTCATCTTCATCAGCAATTGTTTCAAATTCTTCTATTACAACTTTTTCACCAATCTTGTTTTCAAACTTTTCAATTGAAGCTATATACTCTGCTCTGGTTGGTTTACTAACATTCTTCGAATCAACGTCAATACCTTCTGTTTCACAGTATTCCTTAAAGTCTTTGTTGTTCATTCCGCTATATTTTTCACTCATATTATTTCCTTTGGATTTGCAATGCTGGGACACTCACAGTCTTTCGCTACTTGCCAAAATGTAAAAAGCCTCCATCTCAGGAGGCGAATATTATAAGCTATAAGACTTATACAGTCTTAAGACTACAAGAAATTTGTCTAATCCACTCTGGGTGAAGATACATAATTCCGTAGTACCATGCGATTGATACCGCACCTTTTTTACCGTACACATCGTTATGTGCATCAGCTTTAGGCATAATTGTTGTTACTCTCGCAACATCACCTTCGAATCCTACAGTTGCAAAAGAACCAGAACCTACGAATAGGACAGGGAATACATCATAGAAATCATTAGTTGTGTTGAATGTTACATCATTAGCTGTTGCTGCTGGATCAGAAGCAGTTCCATCTCTATCAGTATCATCAGTTGAGTTAGAACCTTGACCTGCATAGTTTGGCATTTCTTCAACTTCGATGAATCTAAATGCACCGATTCTACCGATCTCGTCCATTGCAATTGTTCCAGCAGCTGCATAATCCTCTACAGGACTCCATACATCTTTACTGTTATGTTGCATATCTTCAAGAGTTGGTAGTGCTTCAAGACCTACATAAACATATCTAGCTTTTCCAATAGTAGTTGTACCTACTTTTGTAGAACCGTCAATTAGCTTAGTTGATTTTGGGCTTCTCGCTTCTTTAAGGGATTGGTCCATTAGTCTAAGGTCTGCGAATGTTAATGTGTCATCTGCACCAACTGCACCTAGCTCTGTTGCATCACCTGCAAATACTCTGTTGTCTTCTGATTTACTGATTAGAGAGTTTCTAATTTGTGCTTCACGAATGTCACCTTGAGTTTCACCAATACCTCTTGAATATCTAGCAAGTAAACCTACTTCAGTATCCATTTCTAGTGATTTTTTAGTGAATGATAGATAGAACCCAAACTCTGAAACTTGTGCTTCAATAGTAAGTCTTTTCATACCAACTCTATTAATCATTCCACCTTCTTCTGAAAGTGCTGGGAATGAACCATTTTGAACAAGTAAATCTTTAGATCCACCGAACAAGTTACCATTACCAGATTTCATCGATACAGCTCCATCTGTTGCTGCTACAATTGCATCTTGTGCAAGCAAGTAAGTTGCAAATGTTCCAACTTTAGCTCCATCAACATCATACGTATACCACTCACCAGCAACCATAGTTACTCCGTTAGCATCAATACCTTGATCATTAATGTTTCTAGCATCTAGGATTGGAATCTCGTGATATTTCACGATTTTGTCTCCATAGTGTTTAGGTTGAGTCAATTTGTCACCTAATTGTGAAAATGTTTTTACTTTTTTCGCTTCAATTACAGCAGCTCTTGACCAATGTTTGTCGTTAAACTGTACACCAAGTGTACTCGTGGCTGGATCATATCCACCCGTATTAAACTTCATACTCATTTGAGTTTCCTTTTATTTTTATAGCTTACGATGAATACATAATAGAATCTATATATTTTGTAAATTCTTCATCATTCGCTGTACTAGGATCAAAAACTGTTTTTTTAGCTTTTGTTCTAGGTTTCTTTTTGCTTACAGATGTTGCTTTTTTACGAGCTTCACTTGATTTAGCATTTTGCTTTTCGACCTTTAAACGATACTCTTCATCTGAGCGTTCTTTTGCAATACGATTTACTTCAGTCTGAACTGCACTCTCATCAATTTGATTAGTCTGTGTTTCATCCTCTGTTACTTCGTTTTGCATAGAGCTAAGATATTCATGTTCAATTTCTCTAGCTGCTTCACGATACTGTTCAATAGAAGGTTTACGTGAGTAAACATTATTTCCATCAGTACGTTTCTTTTCAGCTATTCTTTCTTGAACAACTTCGTATGCTCCGTTACTTATATGACTTATTAAATCCGCAGAACTCTGTGGATCCTCAAGTAATGCAATAACACTTTGGTCATCCCAATCCTTACTAATTACATCTTGCACTTGACTTCTTACATTCTGAGTGTTTGCACTCTCAAGTATGTCATCATATGCGATTTCCAAGTTGGACGAAACTTGGTTTTTACTTTTGTAATCAATATTTTCCATATCCATTTCAAATGGATCGATTTCCAAGTTTTTAATATGTTGCTTTAAAGCTTCTGGATCACCTTCAAATAAATTCATTGCTAAATTAAATTTGTCAGGACTATCTAAGAACCCATGATCTTTTATTGCATTCATAAAAGGTTTATATTTACTGAAAGTTGCCATCTTATCACTGAACCCTGCGGCCATTTGTTGTGATTCGATAATTTTCTTTGGATCAGTAAATCCTTTAACTTTTCTACCATTTGCTACAAATTCAGAAGTTACTTCATTATAAAAATTTTCAAAACTTTTAAGCTTCTCATTGTCACCAAGGAGTGCTTTATATTGTTCTTCATAGTTGATTTCTTCAGTTTCCTTGGATTCCTCGGCAGGATTACCATCTGTTTCTGATTCATCTGTAGTTTCTTCTGGTTCAGGAGTTTCATCTTCTTCTTCAGTTTCTTCTTCACTACTAGTTTCTACTTGAGTGTTGCCCTCAGCTTCTTCTTCTGCTTCAGATTCATTTGACTCTTCAGTTTCTAAATCAATCTCGTCATCTTGATTTGTCGTTTCTGTTTCATCAGATTCTTCTTCTTCAGATTCTTCCGCCTGATTAGTGTCCTCAACGATTTCTTCTTCTTCTTCTACTTCTTCTATAGTCTCTACTTCTTCTGGTATAGTAGAACCAGCTTCTTCTAAGGCAGCTAGAAAATCATCATCATTTAGTGAATCATAATCTATTTCATTTTCTTTGTCAGCCATATCTTATCCTTTTGAATCAATTAGTGAATATTTTTTAGTTACTTCTTTACGATAACTTTCTTCAGTTACTAATTCTTCTGGAGCCATTGATGCATTCATAAGTACAGTACCAAAATACTGTTTAATGTTTCTTGTTGATGTAAGCTTATCCATTAGATTTTCCATTACATCTCTTTTTAGGTGATGAGATGGATCTGTTAATACTCCAAATATTCTTTTAGCTTCCGCCTCAAGATATCCTTCAAGTATTACGTTTATAAATCTTGGATCTTCATGCATTTCTTCAAGATCTTTACCTGCCTTAATGTTGTCATTAAGTGTTTTAATTCTAGCATCAATATCTGCTAATTCTACCTGGAGGTTAGTTTGTTCAACCATTTGTTTTCCTTATATTGGTTATCTATTTAAAGACATTGCCATATTTAGGATATTCATTTAAGAACATTGCCTATTTATTAAACCATCAGAGTTTAAAGCCATTCAGAGTTTCTGGGCTTATTTTTAATATTATAACATATTATTCATAATATTTAGCAATCTACTGCATTTGTTGTTGTTGTGGTTGTTGCTGCGGCTGCATAACTTCTTGTAGAAGCTGTGCAGAACCAGCTGTAATGCCATATGGATCTCGTTGATTACCTTGTGGTGTTTGAGCAGATTGCTGTTGCTGTGCATCAGTCATCTGCTTTATTTCCATTACTTTTCCTTTTAATTCAGGAGGAATAGATTGAAACATTTGTTCCAACTGTTCAGGAGTTGCACCTTGTGCTTGTGCTTCACCTAATTGTTGAATAATACTAATTGCTTCATTTTCAAGTGAACTCTGCTGCATATCGTCTTGTTGTTGAATACCATCAAGTGTTTGAGAACCCATACCAAGACCTTCTTGTGGTGCAGTTGCATTCATATCATCTTGTAGGTATCCAGCATCAACCATATTATTTAGCATCTGCAATCTTTCAGACTCTTGACCTTTAGAGTATGCATCAGACTCTCTTTCTGATTGAGCTAATTGTTGTGCTTCAATTTCAGCTGCTCTATTGATTTGTTCTCTTGCTATTTCAGATCCACGACTTTCAGCAGATTGTCTACGTCTTGTTTCCTCGCCAATTCTTTCATTTTCTAATCTATCATAAAGTCCCATATCATGCTCCAGTTTTTGTATTTTGTTTCTGTAAATCATTTTGATTAAAAGCTCTTGAATCTTCCATCTCTAAATCCATTTGATGTTTTTGATTAGCTACATCTTCCTGTACAAGTTCTCTTTCTCTTTGCTCAGAACCAGCGTAGGAATTTGATTCTTGTCTATCTATTTGTTTTGATAGATGATCAAACTCTTTATCTTCTTTAGCTTCTGCACGCTTAGTTCCATCTTGAGTTCTCAGGAATTCTTGAGCTATAACATCTGTTTCCTCTTCAAGTTTGGCTGCTTGTGCATTTTTATATCTTGCATTTGCTAGATTTTCTTCAGCTTCACTTTCAATATTTTGAGAAGTTCTACTATCTCTTTCTTCAATTTTACTATCTTCAGATTCAATATCTTTAGCTAACTTAGCAATTTCCATTTTAATTTTCTGATTTGTAAGCTGTGCATTTTCTAATTGCATTTGTTGAATTTGTTGTTCCATAGGATCAGGCTCAGGTTCAAATGTTTTTATTTGTTCTTCCAAGTCTGGTTCTTTCCATAGTTTAGCCATTTTACCATAAATGATTTTTTGCAATCCAGGATCCATTGATGCTGCATTTGTTTGCATAAGCATATTAAGCTTTTCTGCTTTTTCATTATCTTTCTCTGGTGTACTAACATCAACCATAAGGTCATATTCTCCAGATATATCTTCTCTTTTAATTGTCACATATTCTTTATTTGTAATTCTTACAACTTCCTCTTCAGGCATAAAGATCTGGTTCATAGATATAGTCTTTGCTCCAAGGTCTTTAAACAGCTCTGAGAGTCTTCTAAGCAATGATAGCTCACGTTTACTTGTGGCATCTAACGCAGAGCGTATTCCAGTAGCTACAGAACCTAAAGCTTGTGAACCAATTCCTTGCGAGAATGATTTTGTACCCGAATAGGATTCTGCTTCATTATTATTTATAGCTATCATATCAAATACTGTTTTAGGTACAGCATCTATTGATTGCTTATAGATACTGGTTCTTGGATCCATACCATGTCTAAACATAACTGTTTTACCACTTCTATGATTATCACGTTGTGATGGTCCAGCAAAGAATTGTTCATCAATGTATTCTTGACCAACAGCAATATCAGATGTTATATCTAATGCAGCTCTTGTCATCTTACCAATAGTTTCTTGATTATCTATAAGGAGTTCTCCATCTGGTTCTCCATATATCTCATTCTTAACTGGCATATATTTTGCAAAGCTAAATGGTAATCCTTTAAATGGGAATGGATTTTCTTCCATTCTTACCATTTGTTTTCCTACCCATGTAGCAACGATAGATACTTTTTCTCCAGTATCATGTATATCCCAATATCCCCAATACTCATATGCTCTTAGTTTTTTTCTAGGCTTATCATCAAATTCAAAATGTGTTTCATCTTCATTTGTGTCATTATAATATTCTCTTGCATCTGAGTTTCTTGATACTCGTACTTTGCTTAGATTCTTATATATTCCAGATTCATATACTGTTTTTTTACCAGTAGTTTCATCAACTTCAACAGTTTTTTCATATTTTTGCTTAGATAGTGTACTCATGTCTGTTTCATATTCATGAATTATAAAGTTAAGATCTTCTACTTTACCATTTGCAGTTGGATCCAATATTACATTTCTGTTATTACATACTTCATATGTAGGTTTATTCTCAACGAGGAATGTTTCTTCAACATCCAACATCTCAGAACCCGTCTGCATAGGTTGACCACTCTGTATCATAGCTTGTGCTTGTTCAGGAGATAGTTTTCCAAGCTCAACAGCTTTTTGCATAATCATTAGTGATTCTTCTGGTGAAGCATATATTGGAAATTCTTTTTGAACTATTCTAGTATCTTCTTCTGCATACCATCCAGTTTTAACTATAACAGTACCTTCATCAACATCTGTACGAACAATGTCACCGACAAGTTCTACCTTATCGATTTTAACTGTCCATTGATAATTCAACAGAAGCTGGTTCTGTTCTGCTCCATCTGCATCTTCAAATGTTCTAGGATTAACTTCAAACATATTTGCAGTATTAAGGAATGGTTCTTCAAGGGCTGGATACTTCCATTCTGCTTGCTTTCTTATAAGCTTAGGTCTAACTTTACTTTTACCTTTAGGTGAAGCAACAACTGCACCACCATCTAGATTTAATTCCCATCTGTCTAATTTGTTTATAATTAGTGCATGGTCATCTTGTGCACTCTGATAATCTTTGTATAGATCATTAAACGTAGGTTCGTTTTTCCATGAAGTAAGTTTCCATGAGGTATTAACCTCTTCCACACCTACATCAGATTCAGTATAGTTCTCATTTTGAACTTTATCTTTATATTCTTCCACGATTAACTTTCCTTTTTTCTAACTATATTCTTATCTTCTTGAACCACAACCACTTGTAGCTTTTGCAGCTCTATTTCTAGCAGCTTCAACTTTAGGATTAGCACCATGAGTATCATCTCTTTTAGGTCTATCTTGTTCTCTAGGTCTGTCCTCTGGCTCTGGACTTCTATATATTTTTTGATCTATTGGATATGGATTACTTTCAACTTTGTTTCCAAATATTCTATCTAATTCAAGATATAAGCCTCTTGCTTCATCGAGACTCATTATTTTTGAATCTTCTCCCATAGTTATTGTTAAATCTATTCTCATATATATCCTTAAATTTTTATTATTATATCATATTTTTTATAATTGACAGCTACACTAATCGTTACGAGCTGTTATTTTCTTATAATCTAATTTATATTCTGCAATTACATAATTCATTTCAGTTATTACGCTATCATTTAAATATACAAGTAATCTATATATTCCAAAGAGATATTGTGTTTGAGTTTTACCTAGAAGAAAAGTTAAACTCAACTCATCTCCACTTTTCATAAGCGTATCCGTTGCTATTACTTTTCCTTTTGTATCGATTAATTTATATGTTGCAATTTCATTTGCTTTCCATATAGATTCATCATCTTTAACTAAAGACTTAGTAAAGCTTTCACCTTGATATTCTACAGATGTTCCAGTTTTTTTAGCATATGCCATTTAGATTTTCCTCATCTTCTATTTTTATGTTTTCTTCATTCTTTTCAATAATCGCAACTGATTCAGTATCATTTAGTATTATATCACTTTTTGTATCAGATAACATTATACTAGGTTCTTCCTTGAGTCCAACAAACTCACCATTTATTGTTATATCTCCACCCATAGTTAAACAGTTAGTGGCAGACATGTGTTCTCGAATAGTATAAGATCCTATAAGTGGAGAAGCACATACAACTAGTTCTCTTAGAGTCATACTCATGGTGCAACCTCATCTAGAACCAGAGCTGGTATTTCTGATATATCAACTATGATATTATCTATCTTAGTTTCCTGTTCAGGAGTTAATCCAGATGCAACAGTTAACTCTCTTGTTAAGTATGTCCATACATCCGTAGATATTGAATTTAAATTTACAGTATTGTCTATTACTGTTGAACCATTTGAATTATCAGTAACATTAGATAGTCCGCAAATCTTTATTGTTCCATTCACACATGAATCATCAATTACTACAGAACCAGTGTTCTCAATATTAATTATATCATTTACATGATCAGAATTTGTAACTAACATTTCACCTTTAAAGTCTCTAAATGCTATATTGCTTGCAATTCCAGAATTCATTGATATTGTTGATCCATTAATGCCAGCTACACAAGAATACATTAATATTTCATTTGTAGAATTTACAACAACTTCACCATGTAGTTTGCAGCTATCAAAGTTTCCACTTAGCATGAATCCATCTTCAAGCATACATTTTTCTGCCATTATGGAATCTGTATATGTTCCAGATAGTGAACAATTATAAAATTTAGATTTCTTAACATCTTGTCCATTTAGATTTATACGTACCAATCCAATACCATGAACATTCATTCCTTTTAAATTTCCTGGAACAGTTATATCACCAGATGCATATATCTTTTTTATACCAGTTAGTTCTGCCATATCTTTTGAATCATTTACATTATCAAATGGATTTCCTTGTGAGCCATCACCATTTACTATTGCATCAGTATCTACATATATTGCTTTTTCTAGATATGATACATCTGCTTTCCAATTATCTTTATTTGTATAGCTATCGAGTCCATTATGTAAATCTGATTCACTAAGTCCACCAGTAGATGAACCTTCTATATTCAATACATTATCATATCCAAGATCATCAAATGCACCAAGTGCATTATACTCTACAACATTACCAGATTCTGATACGAATTTACGAGTTGTTGCACTAAGACTTACACCATATCCATCTGAACTCATAATGACTGTATCTCTCATTTTTATTCCACCACTAGTCTCAGTTGTGTTTATTTGAATTGCTGTTTCTCCAGCATCTCCTGCTGTACAATCATATATTTCTCCATGAGAAACATCACCTTCTATTTTTATTGCATATCCAGATACTCCATGAAATTTACATGAATGGATCAGTGGATGATGTGCTGACATATATGTACCGTTTTCACAGTCTTCAAACCATAAGTTTTCAAGAAGAGTGAATGCTCCAGTTGAATGAACACCGTGTCCATCTATAGTTGTATTTTGAATTCTAAATCCACTAAACTCTGTACCTCTTGCATTAGTTACACAAGTATCTTCTAGCGTATCCTGTACAACAAGCACATCTCTTCCAGGTCCACGTATAAATAAATAATCTTTAGTAACACTAATTTGTTCTGTTATTGTAGTAACTCCATTTGGATCTCCAGGAACTATCATTATAGTATCGTGATTTGCGTTTTCAGCAGTATCATGTGATTTTGCAAATGTTTTGAATGCTCTATCTGGGTGATCTCCATCCCATATATCATTTCCAGAATATGGATTCCAATATATAATCTTGCCAGTTCCAGTATGATGTGGACGCAAGTGTTCAATTATAGTTGTTAGGTTCATAATTTCTGATCCATCTACAAGTGTATTTATTACATAGCAATCATTTGAACTATTGTCAATTAATGAACCTGTTCCAGATGTACTAATTGTACCATTGACACATGTATCCTCTATGACTATAGAACCAGCTGAACAACCTATTCCTATCTTGCTTTCACCAGTAATATTTTGAATATTTAATATTCCACTCCATTCTGTCATTATTAGATCTTGACCAGTTCCACCAGCATTTATGATTGGTATATTATTAATATCATGCATTTTACAATTTGTAAATGATGCATCCTTGTCGCCACTAAGGTTTATTGTTCCATCAAAAGCACTATGAAATATGAACCCATTGAAATAGTCAATGTCACCAATTATTGAATCATGAATCTCACAATCATCATCAAGTGTACCACTTATTTGAAATGTTGTGAATATTGTATTGTGACATGTAGCCCCTGGTTCTATTGTTATTTGTGCAATAGCATGTGATACTCCACGAAGATAAAATCCACTTACGTCATCGCCTATTCCTAGCCCATATGGACTCTTGAATAGTATCTCATCTATACCTTCACGATTCGCTATTGTAATGGCATCTTGAAGCGTTAAACATGGGTATCTGTTTGTACCAATAGGAAATACTGTACCAGAAAATCCATTATTGTTATCAACAGTAACATGACCTCCAAAACTTGCGGCTTGCAATGATGTTGAATCTTGAAGTCCAGCAGAGTTTGAAGTGTTTACACCAACTTGATTTTTAACTACTTTATCGGCAACATTTGAGTTTCCACCAACGATATTTACATTGTATAGTCCATCTTCAAATGTAACAGTATAATTGTTTACAATAGTTACAACTTGTGCAAGTGTTACACCAGCAACTGTTACAGGAGGATTATGTTCATGCATATGCATATATGCCATACCTGCTTCATCATCTTGCTTATCATGCATTGCATATCTAAAATCTGTAAGATCTAATTGACGAATTTCAACGGGAACCGATTGAATTAGTAGCATTTCATCTTTAGGAACATTAATATTGAGAGTACCCCAATCCATACTTATATTCATTTATATTCCCTTTTATGATGTAGAACCAGATCCCATACTTTTGGCAAACAGTATGCTCACTTGTTGTTGCATAGTATCTATTCTTATATTTTGTTGAGCAATTATACCATCTTTACGTTTATTGTCTTCTTTCATTGTCATTATCTCATCTCTAACAGATTTTAATCCATCAGACAATGTATGAAAGTTTCGTTGTGTAAGTTGATCCATTTTATTCCTTTATTCGTCAGATATCATATATAGTGTCAATGTTAATCCAGTTGATGAACTAATAGTAGCTCCCACTGGTTCTGTCTTGTAGAACGGTGATATAGATGCATATCTAGCTCTACCAAGTATTGGTTGATCAGAACTCAAAGATCTAGTATCACTTACTTGTCCATTAACATCGGTAAGTACTTTATTTATAATTACTGTTCCTTCAGTAAGCCCACCACCAGTATCAGCATAAATGTATACCATTGCATTTTGAATAATTGCTTTTGTATCTTTATCTCTTACTGTAATAGTTGTTGTCACTTGTCCAGCAACTACATCAACTGTACCAGTTCCAGCATTTGCTATACTTGGAACGGATGCTCCTGTTTGAACATTTATTGTTAATACTTCACCATTATTGACACTTACTAATATTGTTTCATTTCCAGTTGGAGCTACACCTACATCTGTACCAGTAGAACCTGTAACATGATCTGATTCATAATTATCCCAGTTATACGATACTGTATTTACTGTTCCTAAGTCAGCACCATAGTTGCTTCCATCTGAGTTAAATGTACACTTGGTTACACTATTTAAATTACTAACCAATAATCCTGATACTCCTATAGGTTTATCAAATGTACAACTAGTGAATGTTGATCCAAGCTGAGATACTAATTCTTGTGTTCTAAATGTTACACCTACTTGTGTACTATTGCTTCCATATAAAAATGTTCCTAGATTTGTAAAAACACATCCAGTATGATTTGTTGTAGCACTATCGTTTACTGTAAATTTATATTTTGCAACAGCACTAATATTTTTTATTGATATGTTTGTCCAATTTAGAACAGATGACGCATGATTAACTATACCTTGATTAAAGTTAGTTCCAACTTTTGGATCATCGGCTATAACTATTGCTTTATCAGAGTCTTCAAAATATACTGCTGTGGCTGCTGTACCAAAAGTCATAAGACCTCTTGCTTTGTACCCATCCTCTGTATATTTTAATAGATTGAATCTGTCTGCTGCTGTATTATCTACTATAGCATAACCTTCAAATGTAGCTGGAGTTGTAGCATCACCAATTGTATATTCTTGTTCACATCTTCCATATCTAATTGCTTGAACAGCATTTGGATTTCCTCTTGCTTGTGCAGTAGCAGCGATAGCAATACCAACCATAGTAGTTGTAGTTGGAGTACCAACAGATGTATCTGGTGTGATTGTTGGATCAACAGCATATGTTGCCCATCCACCTTCTGGAGCTGGTGCTCTATCGGAACCTGATACATAGTGTACATCAAATACTCCTAAATCATCTCCTACTAATACTGAGACACCAGCTTCTGCTGTACCTGGAGTTCCCCCATATATATTTAATGATGTTGGAGCTGCCCATAAACTATGGATAACTACTGCTCCATCAGTAGGAACAGTAAACGCTGCTGTATGAACATACATAATAGTACCTGGTCCAGATGCTCCAGATCCATCACCATCTTTAGTATACTGTGCAGAAGTACAAGAGTTAGCTGCTTCACCAGTATTTATCATGTTCTCTGTGTACCATAGGTTTAGATCATCAACCATAGAACCCGCTGTATCCCATCCACCATCAGAACTTTCATCCCAAGTACCTGTATCATAGTTTAAATCACCAGTGGCTATTGTAGTTAAATCGTTTGAGTATGCTGGAGCTGCCATATGCTGGTTCCTTTAATTATATTTAAGTTTAATTATACCACCCGAAGGTGGCATTATAAGCTTAAATTACACTTTTGTGTAATTATGACTGATTAATCATCCGCTCCTCTTATGGCAGATATAGAACCACCAAGTGCAACAGAACCTTCGAATGTTTTAATAACTTCTACTGCATCTCTTACTCTTACGAATAATGAACGAGCAGAATGGAATACTGTTGTAAATTCAATTTCAAAATTTGTACCAGATTCGGTTGCATCAATATATCCGATGAATCCATCTTGATCAACAGCAGCTGTTAATCCAGTTGTGTCACCACCTGATACTGTAAATGTTGCAATTCCTGAACCATGAGTTACAGCTGAATATGGGATTCTCCAGAATACTCCACCATCATCTAAGACTCTAAGTGCAGTTACTGAACCACCACCAGCTGGACAGTCAGTACCAAATTGTGTACCAGTACCAATTGTTTCTTGTGCTGTAGACTTCATTATAATAGTCGTAGCTCCAGATGTAATTGCTGTTGATACTGCAAGTTGATCATCTTGAAGTGTTGTACCACCACCATTTGGACCAACAAGAACTCTGTTTCCATCAATAAGACCAGCAACTTTAGTTGTTTGGTAATCTGGTGGAATAACTGGAGTTCCAGCATCTTCAAGTGCAAAGACTTTATCTGAAGATGAAAGATCAAGTGCTTCAACACCAAATCCATATGCTCCAATAATAGCAGAACCAGTAGATGCACCAATCACAACAGGACTAACTGTTCTTTCAGTAATGTTTGTATCCATATCAACCGTAGCACTAGATGAAGTTCCAGTTATTGTTTCAGTATCAGTTGGAACAACACCTGTAATTAATTGCATCCATAATGCTGTAGCAGCAGTTGTTGAATTGATTGCTAACATTTGTCCCATACCAGCAGTTGCACCAGTACCCCATGTTATTTCTTCAAACGGATCAAATGTTCCAGTTGGAGAACCTACTTGTATTTCATGAGTAATACCTCTAAAGATTTTACCATCAATTCCATATACTGTTCCAACTCTATCATAAGCTGTTTCCATTTTTACATATTCATATAAGTCATTTATACTTTGAATACCTCTATCATATTCTGAGTAGTAATGCTCATCAACCGTATCGATATCAACATCCATAGTTCTATATCCTTCGATATTTGCTATGGTCCATCCTTCTATAACTCCTACAGCAGTTTGGTTGTTAAGGTCAATTGCATTTACAAGTGCCAGTGTATTGTTTCCTCTTGATGTTGTAGATTTAAATTCTGAGTATGTTTTACCAAGTTCTCTTGACATACCAATTACTCTTCTACCATCAATATCATCACCAGTGGTTCTTACTTTCAGCATAAATCTATGTGAAATACCAGCAGCAATGTTTCTATTTAGTCCACTTAATGATTCCCCATCAGGTGTACTATTCCAGAAATCATTTACTTCATATGCTCCGTCCTGGAGAATTTGAATATTGATACCTTCATTTCCGTAGTTTACAAATCCATCCCATATATCATCACCTCCTGCTTGTGCAATTGATCCATCATACAGATGTTCTGCGGCAGTTTGATCAATGTTATACGGTGCATAAATTGTGATGTTGTTGTCCGTACCATTTCTTTCCGATGGTGTACTATCTGTAATATCTAGAAGATCATCCCCAGATGCACTCGCATCATCAGCTAGGTCTTGAAGCCATCTGTGTAATTCAATTGTTGTTGCGTATGATGCGTCAGCTACTCCGTGAGCAGGACCATCATATCGAATATCACCACCAGCGGTAATACTCCAATCAGTTGAGACTAAAGCCATATTGTATCCTTTTATTTTATTTACGTGCCTCTTTTAATCGCCTAGCATCTTTGCGAATATTTATTTCACCATTATATCATATTTGTTTATAATATATTCTATATTGAATTAAAGAAATCTTCATATGCTTTTAATAATATTTTTCTATATTTTCCATATTCTGTAAACTTACTTTGATGTGCACCAAAGAATGGTTCAGTCAATATTGCCACAGACTTTCCTCTACAACAAAAGCCACCACCATTATCACTCATTGAAACTCGTTTAATTCCTCTATCTCTGTTTGGAATATTATCTAAAGCTTTATCCAGCTTTTTAGCTAATCCAGAACCATCTGTAGAGCAGTACAATACTTCGTGTCCATTTACTGATGCATCACTTGCACCATTGAAATGAAATTCAATACTTATATCTACTCCATCTCGATCCATTCTTCTATGAAGATCTATCATTTTGTTTCCATATCCAGAAATATCTGAATCTCTGTAGTATATTATATATTTATGTTGATTTGGAAGATATCCTTCTATCTGTAAGTCATTAATGAACTCACTATTAAAGTTAAATTCAGATATACCATAGTTACCATATGCACCTTGTGATTTTATATCATGACCTATTACAAGTCCTATTGTTTTACCACTAGTGCTAGTTGGTTTAGAATCGATAGCATATAATATACATTCTCCAATTCTGGTTCCGTCTTCATCATATATATATTTCATTTATATCCTTTTATTACATAAATACTAATACTAGATGTAATATCATTACACCAATTATTGATCCTGCTACTGTAGCAAAGAAGTCAAAGAAATCAAAGACACCATATGACTTATAATCATATGCTTCTTTAGCTGTTGCTAGTATTAGAACAGATACTAATCCAACTATTGGACTAACTAGTAATGTCATAATTATAGAGACTACTAATCCTACTCCAAAGTGACATATTTTATCTGCATTTTTTTCTACTGGTATCCAATTACAATTTATCATTTTCTACCTCATTTCCATAATTTATCCATTCATCTTTTTTCAACTCTTCAAGATGCTCTGTGTAACTCAAAAACCAAAAGTTTTCATCTTCAATCAAACCATATTCAGCAAGTTTTGCTTCTATCTCTTTTTGACCTTTTCGTGTGAAGTTAAAAGCTTTTAAGAAATATCCGTCTGTACTGAAAAGTTCTACTGTTTGACCGCTGTTTGCAAGAAAGCTTCTGATAGAATTATCAACCACATTGCCGTCTTCGTCTGTTGTTTGTATTGCCTCTACACCTACAAGCACAACATCAAGAAGTGCTATAGGTGATTTTACTATCCAGTTGGTTGGAAAGTTGTTTTGTGTCATGATAAATATCCTTTATTGAGTGCATCGTTGTAGGCTTTTGTTGCTAATTCTTGTGTTGGTGCTATATTTTTATGAAACTGTATTAGTGGAGCAGGTGTCAGAAGTGTTCTGTTTAGTCTAGGTGTTCCGTCTGTGTCAGACGGCATACCCACAAAGAATTTATGAGAACTTGTGCCTAGTGTTGTTGCCTTTTCATCAATTAATATTCCATTTTCAAATAATAGAATATTTCCAGATACTTTGTCGTATCCTCCATATAGATGAACTTTCTCAGTCTGTGTGTTGCCTGATATAGATAATGTT